TATTCAAATCACTATGACCAGAGCCATATAAAAATCCCGATTCAAACTTCCATCGCTTAACCCATACGCTCAACGTGTAAGTTTTACGGTTTCCTGCGCTACCCAAAGTCCTTGTAAGGTATGAGCTTCCATCAAAACGCAAGGAGTTTTCGATATCAAAGCCATAGAAACCGCCCGATGCGTACATCCATTGTGATGAACCGAATGGACCACTCATCAGCTAAACGCCAACTGCGGCGCACCCAGAAGGATGCGGTTAGAGGCCGCTACGACATACGGAATAATATCTGTCGTACTTGCGGCACTGGACAAAGTAATCCCTGCACCACCCGCTGTTTCATAGTCAGTGCCTAAACTGAGTGTTCTGCCACCCGTGCCGTCTTGTATGCAGACAATGAATCCGCTCTGACCAACCGTTTCTGTGGAGGGATTGACTAAAGTTGTGTTACCTGTCAATGTCAATACAAAGTTCTGGTTAGCTGAAAAGTCTAATGTGACATTACCTGTATTGGATGTATCTGTATCAGTTTTGGCTGTAGCCACAGAACCAACAGTTAATCCACCAGCTATTGTGACGTTAGTAGTTCCTGTTGGGATCTCGATAACATCTGCGTCAGCATCGTTTTTGATGGTTACGTCGTTGGTCGAACCCTGCCCCGTTAAGATCAAACCTTCTGCGGCAGTGAAGCCAATTGCCGCATTGTCTCCAGCGGAGGTATCTGCGGTAGCTTCCACAGTGCCACCAGTGATAACACCCGTGGTAGTAATCGAACTAGCACCGTTGTTAATAGTACCAAAGCCGCTTGTAATAGAACCAGCATCTAAAGCACCTGTTGTGACAATACTTGAGCTACCAGCTACTGCTGATGCACCAATGTCTGACAATACTTCTGCGGCACTTCTGCTTTCTAAACCGTTTGCTGTAAATCTCGCAAACTCATCATCTGCAACAGAACTGCTATCTATTTTTACTGCATTCGTATTGGATATGCCAAAAGTTAAACTAGCTTGCCCACCTATATCTGACAATACTTCTGCCGCAGATCTACCTTCTACAGATGTTCCTGCAATTCTTAGGAAATCATCGTCGGCTACACCGCTTGTAAAAATAGGAATGTTAGTATTTGAAATACCAAATGTTAGTGCGGCCTGACCGCCAATGTCTGACAGCACTTCTGAAGCAGAACGTCCTTCTATTGCTGTGCCGTCTATTCGCAAGAAATCGTTATCTTCCGCACCAGACGTAAAGGTTGCAACATTGCCACTGGATATACCCGCAGAAGGTACATCAGATGTTAAGGCTACCGTACCCGCTGAAGAAGGTAGGGTTACTGTAACATCCGCAGTTGCCGCTGGGCCGATTAATGTAACAGCATTTGTACCATTATCTGTATCTTCTTTAAACAGAATTGATCCAGCCGCTGAAGATGAACCGGATAGTGTAGGCGCAGTTAATGTTTTATTAGTTAAAGTCTGCGATCCTGTAAGTGTTGTTACTGTTGAGTCAATAGCAACCGTCAGAGTATTCCCTGATCCAGAAGTATCAATACCAGTACCACCAGCGATATCAAGAGTTTCAGAGTCCAAGTCGATAGAAAGTGCCCCACCTGAATCTCCTTGAAAATCTAAATCTGACGCTGTTAATTGAGCATCGACATATGCTTTGACTGCTTTAGCAGAGGCTAATGTATCATCTGAACCAGAAACAGAAGACAAATCCGTATCTAAAACACCAGACTTTAAGTTATCAACTTCAATATTAGATACAGTATTATTATCTACATCTATTGTTTTATTAGTTAGGGTATCAGTAGTCGTTTTCCCTACTAGTGTATCTGTTGCCGCAGGTAGAGTAACAGTAACATCTGCTGTAGAAGCTGGTCCTATTAACGTAACTGCATTTGTGCCATTATCTGTATCTTCTTTAAATAGTATTGAACCTGCCGCAGATGCTGATCCAGAAAGAATAGGAGCAGTAAGAGTTTTATTAGTTAGAGTATCAGTGGTTGCCTTACCTACAAGAGTGTCTGTAGCGGCGGGCAAAGTAATTGTAACATCCCCTGTAGATGCGGGGCCGATAAGTGTAGCACTATTAGTGCCATTATCAGTATCTTCTTTAAATAGTATAGAACCTGCCGCAGAAGAAGAGCCAGACAATATAGGAGCAGTTAATGTTTTATTGGTTAATGTTTGAGATCCAGTTAAAGTTGCAACGGTGGAGTCTACTGCAACACTAAGCGTATTACCTGAGCCACTGGTATCAATCCCAGTTCCACCTGCAATAGTAAGGGATTCTGAGTCAAGGTCAATGCTAAGTGCCCCTCCACTGTCTCCTTGAAAGTCAAGATCTTGTGCTGTAACTTGCGCATCGACATAAGTTTTAATTGCTTTTGCTGACGCAAGGGTATCGTCTGAACCGGATACAGATGAGAGGTCGGTATCAATAGATGTGACTGCTGTACCGGATGTAACAGTGAGGCTGGTGGTAGTGACTGCCGCCGCTGAAGAACCCCCGATAACCGCTCCGTCAATAGTACCGCCATTAACGTCAACAGTGTCAGCAACCAGACTATCAATGTTTGCCGTACCGTCAATGTGCAAGTCTTTAAATTCTGCACCAGTTGCCCCCAAGTCTACGTCATTGTCCGTTACAGGAACAATCGCACCATCTTGGAAACGCACCTGTTCTACAGAAGAAGAACCTACGTCCACAAAGACTCCGATACGATTGTTGCTATCGCTAACAACAACTTTATTCAGAGGTGTTACTACGCCCGGATCACCGATAAGACCAATTACTGGTCCTTCTGCCGCAGTGCCGTCATGTTTATGCCCACCAGTGTTACTAAATACATTGAGTATCTGATCAAATTCATTATTAGAATCTGCCGCATTAATTACATCACCGTCAGTGTATGTACTTTGTCTAGTATAACCGGCCATGTTATCGCCTTGCTCCTACTCCGAATTCCAACTGAAATCCTTTTAGTGAATACGGTGCTGATGCGGCTGTATCATTTATACGCAACGCAACAGCAAACCCTGAACCTTCTACAGGCTGTCTTAATAATGGCGTTCTTTGTCCGCCGTATGTTCCTGTACCTCCATACGTGTTCACACCGTACAGGGCGAGAACATCGGAAGCGTTTAAAATATATTGAGCGGGGTTAGTTGAATCAGAAGATTCATAATCATATCTTAAAAATAAACTGGCGTTGATCGCCGCTTCTGGTGCATAGTTTATAATGATACGTTGCATGTCCTTACGGATACCCGCATCTCCCATTGTTAAATCGGGAGAACGATATCTGCCATTTATAGCAACGCCGTCAAAGGTATTGCCACTCTCTTGTAAGTACACGTACCCATCAAAACTACCGTGCAATACTGTTTGTGGTTGCCTTTCATTATCATAATCTGTGCAAGCAGGCTTAATGCCCTTTAGCTCAGAAAATACAAAACCATTTTGTGTTAAGCTTGCAATTATACCTGTAGTATTTGCTACAGAATCTGTTTCGTTTACAAAAAATATTCTGTACTGAGTTTTTGTTGGCACCACTACTGATTCAATTTGATCAAAAGAAGTAAGCCCATCAAATTTTATTTGCACTGGCTTAGATATCGTGCCTAACTCAACGTCACCAATCTTATCTGTACCAGCAATAGTACGTAATCCATCAGGAGCCAAGAAGATAATGTCTCCACCTAATTCCTGAACACTGTGCTTAGAAGAGCATCCTAAGTCACGGGTAACTGGCTGTAGTTGAAAATCAGCAACTGTATTACCAAGCAACTTAAATATTTTTTCTCTTCCAAAGATATACAATTGATCCCGGAATACTTTAAGTGCTACAACTGTATCGTCAATAGCAATGCTTCCAGCACCAGAAGCGGCAGAAAAATCTGTTTCTAAATAAGGGGCACTAAAAAATACTTCGTTGGGGTTGCTAGAATCACCAGATAAAAACACATGGTTCTGAAACACTTCAGCAATTGAAGGGGCAGATGGAGCACTAGAATGTGTAATGTCAGTTACGGAAGAGCCATCATAAAAACTTGCTCTGTTTGCTCCGTCTGTCCATAAAAGTTTATCCGTGCCTGTAAAATTATATCTTTTGAATGAAAACTTAGTTGCGTTAGTTCTGCCTGTGTCAATAGAAGTCCAAGTCTGTGATACAACAGCATCATCAGAATGCGAGGCGGCAGTGGTATTATTTGCTCCTCTGCTACAGCCTGTAAATGTTGTTGTGGTAACTCCTGTGTAAGTAATCTGCTCCGTACCTATTAATAATGTACCAGTGGTTGTGAATCCACTAGTTGCATCAACAGTTATTGTAGTCACAGAATTATTAATTGCGCCATTAAGTTTGTCTGTTTTATTAGTAGACCGATATACCCTTTCTCCTCTAGCGGCAATGACTTCAGTTAATCCATAACTAGCCGCCATCAGCACTGGCTCAGACGAAGAATTGGTTTGAGGAACTAGGGTAGTATTCCATTTAGCAAATCCGTTTATCCTCCGATATCCTCCATTTATATCAGATTCAAAGTTTACTAATTCAAGTGCCATTCCCGGCTGTAGTGTAAAAGCGGATTGATTAAGAACTAATCCGCCTTCACAAGAAAATTGTAACGGTTGTACGCCAGATTGATCTGCCATATTAGGCCACCGTAGAATTTACAAAAGAAAATCTGTTAGTTCTTGGAATGTACGTAGAGCGAACATAATCATGTCGATTGCCCAACACACCTAACATATTTTTAATGCCTTCTTCAAAACGATCTAGGCTTAATTGATACTGTTGTGTTTCCCCACGGAATTGATAACCGTACATAACAGCACCATCCGCTATAACATGCCTAAACCTTTCAGGTATTGATGGCACATCTCCGTGCGCCGATAAATCAGCAGGAAATGTATAATAGTCAAATTTTATTTTATATGTATTATCTGGATATGGATATAACCCATACTTATTAGAGGGATCACGGAATACATGAGTAGGTGCACCACCTACATTAGAAGTATCCTCTTGATCACTAAATTTGGAAATGTATTCTTTGTAATCTATAAAAGTTAACTTTCTTCCTATTGCACCTTTAGATGCATCAGGTACTAATCTAAAGGTATTATAATCTACTAGCTTAGTGCTAGTGGGTAATGCATACCTCGTTTGATTAGCGACAAGGGTAATCTCAGCCTCTGCGTGATTAAAAGGCCAAGCATACTCCCGTTGATTAATATTTCTAATAGCAGAGTTTACTGCATTTTTGCATTGTGTTTGAAACCCACGAGAGGATGCAAAGTTAGCAGAAGTTAAAGTTACTTCGTTAAACCTAGCAAGAACTTCATTTGTAACATCTAAATACGTATACGCCATTAGAGATATTAACCTATGTAAAGAGTCAGGGGGACTCTAGAAATCCCCCGTACTCAAGTTTTAGTTATTAGGCAAGTTGATCACGGTCAACTTCATCTGCCGTAACATCTACGCCTTGATCACTAACATCCATTAGAGTAGCAAACACACGTATCTTACCTGCGCTATACGTTGCGCCATCGCCTGCAAAGGTTAGGTCTAACGTATCGGCAGTAGCGAGAACAACTTCTGCCGCCGGAGTCGCACTTGGAGCGTATGCTAAATCTGCCGCGCCATCAATATCAAAAGCGGCAACATACTCATTGTCGTCTGCTCCTGTACCAAGGATAGCGGTAGCGTTAGTGCCCGTGTTCATAGTCGCACTTTCAACAACCTGAAAACCCGCATCAAGGATCTTCGTATTAGCTGGGACAGTAAGACATTGAACAATGTCACCTCCGGTTGAAGAGATTGCTTGCGCTGTTAGATCAACAGTCATCTCAACAAAATAAGGCTGTCTCTTCGGAGAAGAAGTGCCATGTGCTGGTTTCAGCAAACTTGTAATTGTAGCCATCTTAGATTCTCCCTATTAATAGCCAGTGTTGTAACGTGCAGTGACGATAGCTTCTGGACGAAGGATCTTGCGACCATACAGATGCATACCACGAACAATGTCAGCAAAGCTGTCAGGATCACGGTAAGTCTCAGTCTTATTGATCTGCTGAGCAGTAGCTACGGCTGAATCATGTCCAGCAAAAATTACGCCAAAGTTAGTTGCTTGTAGCGTTGCACTGCTTACAGCAGGACCAGTACCAACAGCAGGGCAGTTATTAGAAACATAAACACGGAAACCGTGCAAATTGTTAATAATAAGACCATTCTGAAGACCAGAACCACCGAAGTCTGAATTGAATAGACGAGAATCTTCGTCTTTCATAGTCTCAGCAAAGACCGGGTCAATGACTAGCCAGCGTCCTTGAGTATCAACAAACTGCTGATCTAAAAGACGAGACATGCGAGAAATCACCTGAAGAGGTGAAGCATGGGTAGTTGCAATTGCAGTAGCCCCCGGTAAACGAGGAATAACAACAATAGCTTCGCCAGCATTAGCCGCACCGCCATCGTTTAAGCCGAAGTCAGTAGCGTCAATTTTCATTGTCGCCAATAACTCGTCAGTACCCGCTGTAGAAACAGCAACAGTACCATTGACTTGATCGTTAACAACGCCAGCCGCAGTGTGCAATGATGCCTGCTTATAACCAGCCATGTATCCCATGACTTCTTGATCATACTGATCACGTAAACGATACGCCGCACGATCTGTAGCCATTTGCATGAAGTTTACGTGTGAGTGCGCTTCTTCAATGTCGTCGATCTTAAATGCAAAGTAGTTAGACTTGTCGATTACAAGCGAGAAATCTTCATCGTCAAGATCTTGCGCTGTGATTTGAGCACCACGAGTGTAAGACTGTACTGAAATTTCAGGCTCTTTGATGATCTTTACAGAGTCACCAACTTGGGCGATTTCGCCAAAGTAATCGTTATTAGTGATATCTTCTACAGTAGAAGACTTACGGAAAGCAAGCTGTACCTGCTTTGAATAGATTACGGGGCTAAAGTTACCATTAGGTAGGTTACCGTAGCCCGCCGCACTTGTAAATGCCATGATGACATCTCCTTGGTTGCTTAGGGTTAAGGTTATGTGTAACTTCGCAAGAGGCCATCTAGCATCAGGGTGGTATAGTCACCGGCCAAAGTGAACATACGGCCTGCGTAGTTTGGGTGTTCTGTGAAGGTGAAATAAGGATCTGTGTTATTATAAGAACTGGCATGAACTTATAACAACACGTTTCCATACTCCTGTATTACAGCGGGTGTCCTTGCGGAGGCCGCATGTTAATGTTTAGTGGACATAGTTATATCCAGAAAATTTTATTTGTCAACACTTTATCGTGCTGAACCCGATAAATCGTAGATAAATTTACCCGTACGAATAGCTTCAGCAATTTCTTCTTGCTTAGATTCATACTGCTCAGCAGTCATACGATTAACGTCCGACTCTTTGATAAAGGATTTAGTTTCGTCACTTTCAGGGGCTGAACGCTCAGA